CTTGAAAACCTTGTGTGCCAATGAATTAGATAATTTTGTGGAACGTGTGGAGGGTATTTCTTATAAACTGCCTCACCTTTATATAACTATTTATTTTTTTACGTATATTAACTTTCCTTATTTTAAGTTCCACAAGTTCCACAAATAGATAAAAATGTTGTTATATCAATACTTCAGAGGGTGGAACTTCATACATTTAATGTTCCACACAAGTTCCACAACCCTCCACACTAATCAAAAACTTTTCTTATACCTGGGTATTTTTGTTCTTCAAAGCTTTTTGTATGATCTATTTCAATTCCAATGAAATAATTTGCATCTCGCCTAGATTCTTTAACAAAACGTTCTTCCATTTTCTGACTAAAACTTTTCATTCCTAAAACTTTAGTTGAAGTGAGGTTGTCATTAGACCAAGTTTTATATGCCTGGTGTAAATTACTAACTTTTTCAGAACTATATTTATCTACTTTGCAACAATCTTCGATAAACTGTCCTAAGGTATCCATCTCATTGCGATATTTCTGCACTGCCTCTTTAAGTTTCTCTGGCATAGCCAAACCTTCCTGCATCCACATATAGGCTCCTTCGGCCATCCAATTTAAAATTGCTGGCGCTTCTCTTAACAATTTATATTTAAGATCTTTATCGACTTTTTCTTCAGGTATTTGTACATCAAACGGAATTAATACTAAACGTCTCCAAATACCATCATCAGTACCACGAATAATAGGCTTATGATTTGTGGATACCCATATTTTAAATTTAGGTGTATATTCGAATTCTTCAGCATATAAGAAACGTGCTGTAACTTTGTCGCCACCAGTTAACTGTTTGATTAAACCTTCATCAAAACGAAAACCTTCATTTGGTTCAGAGCTTGTTACAAATCTCGCTTTGCTTAATCGTGCAATGTCGGTATTAACATTGTCGTTTTTCTTAACCATTAATGACTTGGCTTGCATGTTGTTGGAATAATCCCCAAGTATTTCAGAAATAACTTCTACAAAGATACTTTTACCATTACGACCTTTACCAAATAGAATGAACATAATTTGTTCTCTTGTACTACCAGTAAGAGAATAACCTAATGCTTTTTGAATGTAGCGAATTACTGCTTTATCTCCTGCAAAGATGTCGTTTAGAAAATCTAGCCATACAGCAGGTTGCATTTTTTCTGTATAATCAGTGTTGGTAATTTGCGAAAACATTTTATTGATATCGTGTTTATAAAGTTCTCTACTTGTTAAATCAATATAGCCATTTGCAACGTTTAAAAGCATGTCATCTTTATCAAATTCATCAGGTGTTGCAGGTCTTCGGTGCATGAGTTCATTCATGATGTTCTTTTTAGCTTGAGTGCCACGTGTTTTTTTATAATATTTTTGAAAGACTTCTCTAGCTTCTTCTTCTGTTACATCTTCGCTATGAAGTACTTTTTCATTTTTAATACTTTCAATCATTTCATCGATTAATTTACGAATTGACCCTTTATCATCAATTTTCCATTTCATACCGTCATAGATATAAAATTTATTGGCAATGTAACTATATTTGTAAAGGTTTCCGTATCTATCTATAAATCTGTCTGCATTACCTGTATCGTCATAGCTTCGAATTGGATATTCTTTTGTTTCTTCTTGATTATCGAATAGTTTACTTAATACATATCTAAGTGGGTTGTCATCTGTTTGCTGCTTAGGGGTATAAATATTGTTAGCTTCATTAATCGCTTTGAATAAAGTTTGTTCCCCGTATGTGGAATTCTTTCTTTTTTCATCCCACTTATCACGGTATAGGTTTGACTGTCTAAAAATACTATCCATTTGCGAATAATCTCTTGCACACCAAAAGGCTAGTATATTCGCTAATGCCATATCAGCCTCAGAATGAGATGTGTAGTAAGGTTCGTAGTTACCCTTCATTAAGTCATCAAATAATTTAGCTTGCTTTGATTTGTAGATTTCATTAATAACATCGATTTCTGACAAATTGTGGATATTTTGTTGATAATTATTTGTTGTAGGATATTTCACAGTGTGATCTGGTAAATATTTATCATAGATTGTTTTAAATACTTGTTCTGATACTTCTGTTACATCTTTATATTTACCAATTGTTTTACCAGTCATGGTAAAAAAGCGGCCACTATCGTACATTTCAATATTGCCTTTACGTCTGCGATTGCCTGGTATTTTACCTTTAACAATAATGTGTAAACCGTTACCACTAGGACTGACTTCTGTATAACTTTTAAATGCCTCGTTAAATTCACTAACAATATTGTCTAGCTTGTCACCTTGTTTAAATCTGTGGAGATCATCATCAATATCATCAATATCAATGCCAAGGTATGGGGGTTCAAAAAAGAACCCTATACCGTCGGCACCTTCGGCATTAACTGCTGTTTCATAACTGGACCATGTACTTTTATCGTTTGATTTAGCGAACTCACCTGTTTTAGCGTTGAAAGGTATTTTAGTACGCTTACCGTTTCTATTCTCAAACTTCCATACACACCAGTTATTGAGTTGTTTTAATTCATCTGGAATGTTAGAAAGGATATTCATCATTGTTTAAATCTACACCACCTGCAAACGCATTTTGTTCTGGTTTATCATCGTCTGACTTCCATTCATGATTCACTTGTGGGAATTTAGTACGTTTAAAATTCCATGGTGCAACACGATTGACGATTTGTTTTTCGCCTTTATATTCATTTTCTTCTTGTTTCACAAATACTCTAACTGGCTTACCTCTGAACATATCTAGTAACTGTTCAATACTCTCAATTGCTGTACCTTCTGGAACGCCGATACCATTTAAGTAGTGCATGAAGTTATCCATTTTATATTTATATTGACCATCAATTGTGCGTTTCCATTCATCAACAAAAATCACTCTATTTGCATATTTCGCTTGTAATTCTGATGTTTTCTTTAAATCGTTTCTGACAACAAGTTGTAATTGCGTTTCTTCTTTTCCGTTTTTCGTTGCACGTTCAGTAGCACTCTTGATAACCACTTCGTATTCTCCCTCTGGAAGTGGGCTGAAATCGTTACTTTCTAAGTTTGAATAATCTGTTGTAAATAATGTCATAATAATAAATCTCCTTTAATAGTTATATTTTTGTTTAATTGGTTTTAAATCTGTATATAAGACTGAAAATGGTGCTTGTTTGTAATATGGATGGTTAAACTTAATCCATGATTCTTTGTAGTTGTTTGCTTTAGCAAACAAGTAATAGTCTTCTAATGTTTCTAAGTCTTTAATTGATTTAACATCTTTACTAAATCGTTTAAGCGTATAATCAACTTTGAATGGTTTGATATCAGTAAGTTCAGCATCTATATTCTTAAGTTCGTTTTCTTCGATTTCATTTTCATACCCACATCCTGGACAAGCTTTCAACTTACTGTCATACACCATGAAACAATTCATACACTCTTTTAATCCAACTGCATTGTTACCCTTAGATTTACGCTTTTTCGATTGGCCTTTAAAAAAAACTTTCCAATCATGTTGCGTATCCGGCAAACCGTGTCTTGCATAATTACCTACGTGATCAATAATGAGCGCTTTCTTATTAGGTTGATAACGCATTGAACGCATTGCTTGTTGCATGAATAGAACAAGTGAATCTGTTGGTCTAGCTAAGATGACACATGTACAATCTGGAACGTCAAAACCTTCTGAAATTAAATCAACATTACATAAAACTTTGATAATGCCATTTTTAAAATCTTCCATTATCTGCGTACGTTCTGCTATGTTCGTTTTAGCGTCTGCATGCGCTGCATTTATACCGTTTAATTTAAATTGTTCTGCTATATCCTTACTCGTCTCAACACTGTGGGAATAGAGTATCGTTTTCTGACCATTAGCAAACTTTTTATAATTCTCTACAATGTTGCCGTAAATTGCTTTAGGAATTGCTTCATCCATTGATTTCTTTGTATAGTCACCTGTGCTTGATTTCTTTAATTTACTTTCATCTGCAAGTACTACACTTTTATATTCATAATCTGCTAGACGTTCGTTTTTGATTAACCATTCAACAGATGGACCTTCCACCATTTGTGGATATATATCAGTGAAACCTTTACCATTTGAGCGCCATGGTGTTGCTGTAAATCCAACACGTAATGCATTAGGAAAATGTTCATATATTTCTGTATAAGTTTTCGCTCTACTGTGATGTGTTTCATCTGTAACAATAATCTTCGGTTCTGTTAATTGGTTTAGTAAATTTCTAGCTCGCTTTTCGGAAAAGATATCTACCATAGATAAGTCGACACCATGTTTAGTTAATGTGTTTTTGATTTGATTAATCAACTCTCTACGATGAACAATGAATAAAATATGACTACCTTTGTTCACAGCGTTTTTTACAACTTCAGCAATCATGACTGACTTACCCGAACCAGGTGGTGCCTGTATTAAAACACCTTGATGATCAAGTAAAATATGTCTAGCTTTATCTACTAAACTTTCTTGATAGTCATAAAGTTTAAACGTTGTCATCCACATCACCGACTTTAAACAAATCTTCTTGCAAACAATGTTCTCGATTGTCTAGTTGATTCTTAGCAAATACATTGTTGCTTGGTGATAATATGAAACCACGCTTACCAGACTTCTCATTAAACACTAATCGTGCTACGACTTGGCAAAGACCAGCAACATTATCACGAATGGTTTTACGAATATCTGGTACTGCTTGAGTAATTTGTTGTCCTGCTGGTGTATAAGATTCAAAGTTTGTTTCCCATGCAATAAATACAAGTCGTTTTCCTAGAGATTGTAAGAAACGTAAGCTATCAATTGTAAAGAAGTCTACACGTTGATAATGGCTCATTTCAGGTACACGCTCATTCTTACCATTACGTCCTAAGTTAGCGAGCATTGAACGGAATAATTCTGATATGTTGTCGATGACGATTGTGTCGTATTGATCAACTGTTTCTTTATTTTTACTAAGCCATTTCATCAATTCGCCCCACTCTTCCCATGCTTCGTGAGTGTTGAATTCTAAAATGTCGATGTTCTCATTACCTTTTAAAGGTCGTTCTGACTTATCCACATTGATGTAGAGTGTTTTACCAGGAAGAAAGTTCAATGTATGTGTTTTACCTGTGCCTGGTTTTGCATAAATTAAATACGTTGATTTGTCTGTGTTAATTTCAGTAGCGTTTGAAATGTTAAATGTCATCTACTTCACCACCAAACTAACGGTCTTTTTAAGTTTCGCTCCTGGTATTTCTTTGCCTGCTTTTAAGTCATCAGTTAGCATTTTTGAGTTGAGTTTAGGTGCTTGCGACACCCAATATTCTTTAGGTATTTTTGACTCATCTATAACATCTTTACTTGCGCCATTTTTACGTTTATAAATGTAATTCTTAGATGTTCTGTAGTTATCTTTGTTTTGTAAATCTAATGATGTTTGTAGATAATTCTTTAAGTTTTTAGTCGTGTTTTCTTTTTGTTTTTTAACTTCTTGAAGACGTTTAATTTCTTTATCCACGATTTCAATATCACCGTCGACACTTTTGATCAAGCCAACAGTATTATCTATTTTTGTATCCATATCCACTTGTATACTATCCAAAGTGTCTTGTAGTTCTTCGACTGTATAACCTTCGTCTAATTTGTTTAATACATCTAAAAAGTCCGAAGTTAAATCAAATAAATTACTCATCTATCAAACACTCTCCTTTAATCACTTTTTTAGCTAGTTCGAATTTGTCATGAAGTGCTTCTGATGTATGATATTCAGCGAACAAAATATTTTTAACTTCTGCGTTATACTCATCTGAGTAATGATGGAAGAATAAAATTACTTCATCTTCACAAACACCTGTTTCGAAAGAACATTCAACATTTTCTTTGCTGTATATAATTAATGTATTTAAGTCGTTAGCAATTTTTAGTAATTTGTGTTTCAATTTGACTACCTCCGTATATTTTGATTAAATTAAGTTGTATATTTTGATAAATTTTTGATTTTAGACTGTTACTTGTTGGCGCAAGTTTCAGTCTTTTTTTCGTTCTCTTTTAACCACTCATTCCAAAAGAATGTGCTAAAGATAAAAGTCAAGATTGCAACGCCTATAATTGTTGTGAAACCACCTCCTAAAAGTAATGTTATGATCATTGCGATGAACATCGTCATGTAACTGAGTAGATATTTCATTTATCATCCTCTTCTTTCATTTCTAAAAGTTTTTCGATATATCCTCTTTCTAATGCGAAATCAAATAGCATTTGTTGAATGTGTGGTGGAATTACAATCACTCCTCTTCTTCATCGAATTCGATAATTGGTTTAGGCGCTATGCCTATCTCTATATCGATTGCGTCATAATTTAATTCTTCGATAGCTTCTTCAATTTCATTTACTGCACTTTTAATTTTTGATGCTTCAGGTACTCCGTATTGTATTTTTAAACTTTTCATTTCATTCGCTCCTTATTATTTATTCAATTGCTTTATACGAGAGCTTAAAAGCTCAACAAGATATGAAAATTTTGAATACAGTTAAATATCTTTTAGATCGTGATTAGCAATATTC